TAGTGAACTGATTGAGTTGATAATGCTCAATGTTGTTATTAATTACTTGGAACCAGATTAACACCCACATTACCACTTACCCTGATAGCGACCAAGATAATAAAAGCCTGTCACTATACCAGCCCCCGCAATGACAAATATAATTGCACCAAGGGTATAGTTGATAGCGTTGTCTATCATCTCTTGTTTTTTGTAAGCTTCTTCCCTGCGTATCTTACGCATCTCACCTTCTATAGCGAGAACCTCCTCCCACGCAGAGGGGCCATACGTCCATGAGATATGATCCTTAATCTCTTTACGCATAGCCTCCATCTTTTTTTTATGAGCAAAGATTTCAATAGCATTGGCGCTATTGTCAGACATCATCTTGTAGAACGGAGGGTTCTTTGTTTTGTCTTCAGCATACTGAAAATCAGAAAAAGCGGAGCCCCATTTAGCTAGGGTTCCGCTCATTTCTTGGATGTCTTTGCCTGCACTTATACCCTGCTTTAGAATATTAAATGCGCTAGTAGCTAGACCGACCGCTGTTACCGGGTCAATCATTTTGTCAGCCCATCTTAGTCAGCACGGCGACTAAGAGTGCAATGATAAAGCCTGTTGTGCCGATCATGATTGCTTCCATGCGCTTGACACGGCCAAACAGATCTTTGAATTGGATTCGCATTTCTGTTTGCATAGCAATCACTTCCTTTTCCAAGCCATCAATTCGCTCATGAGCCGAAGCCACTGTACGTTTATCCATCTTCTTCTTCCGTTATCTCCAGAGCCGTCTTCAGTCGTGCCATAAAGAACTCACGGCCACCCTGTAGCTGAGTCAAATTAAACTGGGCTGAACCAATCTTTTGATCCAGCGAACCAATGTGATTAATGCAGACCTTCGCCTCATCGGACAGTTGGTCTTCAGTGTACTCGATTTCGTCAATCGTGATTACCTTTTTGTCTTCGGCCATCGTGATCTCCTTTTAAGTTAAGTTAAGCAGCCCAAGGTGTTCCAGAGGCTTCGGTTGGGTTTGCCATTGCATCAATCTTGTCAGCAATAGCAGCTTCCGTATCTTCCTGTGATACACTACCGCAGCGTGAACCCAGCCCAATACTGTTGCTTCGGTCAGGTCAGCGTAAGGCACAAAGTCCGCAGCCGATGGGTCAGGCGTGTGTGATGTTGTCCCGTAGGATGACGCAGAGTGATCCCCGTCAACGCCTGTGCAACGCCAGTGGCAAACAACCACTCCATCGTCGGCTGTGTTGCGTTCCATGTTGGCGATCTGCCATGTGTAAGTTGTCATCGTGATTATCCTTTAGATTGTGGCAATGATAAATGCGAGTAGTTCAGGGTAGCGGACACCAAGGCGGGTACGTTCTGTGGCACCTGCTGGAGCCGCCTCAAGTGTCTCGTATGTGTTGGTGCGGGTCTGCTCAACGCCATCGTCATCCGTGTAGGTCTCAGTGGCTTCCCACCAAGTGCTAGAGATGAACATGGCGTAGCGGCCAGCGTCCAAGCCCTCAGCAGTGAAAGCATCCTGCAAGTCCTGTGCGATGATACCGAAGTGGATACGGGCATCGTCACCCTTTTCAGCTACAGCATCCTGCCAGCGGAACTTGCGGAGTAGACCCTTGCAAGCCTGTGCTACACGAGTTTCAGCATCAGAGAGAACTTCGATGTCCTGCTTCTCGTTGCGGTCAGATGTTTGGATAGTGCCGTTGGTGGCGTAGATGTCGTCCCAACGTGTTCCAGAAGCTCCTAAATCTAATGTATTATCTAAAGGAGCAGAACCATTAGAAGGATTAACCTGATTGCTTGGGTTAAATTCGATCCCAACTGACCCTGAATGAATCGATATAGCTTCGCCATTTCTTGAGCTAATACTCCCCACAGTGGAGCCGTCTTTGCGGAAATCAATGATGCTGCCATCCGATGTTTTGCGGTTTAGGCGAATAGCATCTGCGCCATCTGCTGTAGCTGTAATCTGACCATTAACTATTGTTACACCATCAGTGCCAATGCTCTGAACAGTCTTACCCACAAGCAGGTTGCCGCTTCCATCCAGCCTAAAGGCTTCTCCTGAAGCATCCTTGAAGACCAAATTAGCGCCTGAGCTAGTGTGATTATTGCCGATGCTTGACCAGTTATTATTAGGCTGATTGTAAAATCTCATACCGTAGTTTGCATTGTAGGCTATGGCTACTTCACCATCTACATCTAAAGCTACCCTAGGCGAACTCGTACCAATCCCTACGTTGCCTAGGCCTTGAACAACAAAATCAGTGTTTCCATTGTAATCAAGTACACTAAAGTTTGGTGCAGCGTTGTTTGCGCCGCCCTGCACTGTTAAAGCTGGGCTATCACCACTGCCACTTGTGTTTCTAAAGAAGCCAGCGGGAACCGTGCTACTAGAATGTGTGACTTCTAGCTTTCCGTTTGTAGGCGAACTCGTCCCAATGCCTACGTTGCCGCTGCTGTCGATGCGCATACGTTCTGTGGCCGTTGAGCCTGTCTTAAACACAAAGTCTTGAAGGTAGCCCGATTCAATTGAAGCAACCGATTGTGAAAACTGAGGCTTTATTTGTTCCATCTAGATCAAGATTAAGTCTTGGGCTATCCGAAGCAGCAGCCCCATCAACAGCGATTGTTCTGCCCTTAACGTGCAGCTTAGAGGTAGGTGAACTCGTGCCAATCCCCAACCTCTCCGCACTCGCATCCCAGAAGAACTTTGGCGTGGTGCCTGTGTCCTCGTAGAAGGAGATGTCGCCGTTAGAGGCAATGTTCATGCGCTGATACAAACCAGTGGTATCGCCAGTAAACAGACGCAAAGCTCCGTTCCCAACCGCACCTTCACTATATGAATCAATTTTACCCTTTATACCTGCGCTGTTTGAGTCATTAGTCTTGAACTCGATTTCACCAAAGATGTCACCAGTAGTTGCGCCAGTAGTGGTAGACTCAAGCAATATATTTGCGCCACTGCCTTGAGCCACAGTCAGCCCATCGCTGGTCAAAGTCCCAGAAATGTCTACCCCTGTGCTGCTTGTGGCGAGTTTATTTGCGCCTAAATACGCAAGCTCTACACCCCCATTGGTTCTTGCTTGCAGCATGTTAGTACCGCTGCCGTCTTGCAAGGCAATCTTAGTGCCATCTGTTTTTATCAGTAGATTACCTTGGCCTGCGTCTTCTATGTAGCTTGCAGAACCATCATGGTAAATCTGTAGGTCAGACCCTGCGCCGAATATGGCTTTGTCGTTGTCTCCGAAATATAAATCAGCAGTCGTTTCACCACCGTCAAATGTAATCGTGCCAGTTACGTCAATACCTAAACTCGTAGTCGCCATTTTGACTGCGTTGTCGTAGTAAAGCGTTACTGCGCCGTTTGTCTCAGCTTTGATTTTATACTCATTCAACTGCCCGTTCATAATGGAAACTTCTTCGTTTCCTCCAATGAATAACGGGCCTTCCCCAAGGTCTGTAACATACGAATAAGAGCCGTTATGATTGATGCGTAAATCGTCGCTAGCACCAAAGATCGCTTGGCTACCATCCGCAAACTTAATATCATCGCCCGTAGAAACTGATATGTTAGTGCCGCCGGTCGTGTTGCCGTTTGATAGAATTTCCGCAAGCGTATCAAAAGAGCCAACCTGGCTATCAACATAAGCCTTGATAGACTGTTGCGTTGCTAATGATGTTGCGCTGTTAGATGTCAGATCATCTTCATCAAGAATGTCTGTGACTGTGATTGTACCATCTGACAAACCGCCAAACGTAATGTCACCAGTAGCAGTCAAGTTTCTAAAACTAGAAATGTCCTTGTTAACATCAACAACAACTGCCTTGCTAGCCGCAACTGTCCCAGGCAATAATGCTGTCGATCGCTTCTAAGTCGTTTTCATTAATATCCGCAGAACCAATAACAAAGCTGCCAGCAGTCACAGATCCTGATGTTGATATGTTGCCGCCAACCGCAAGATCTCCAGGCGGGTTAGTAATATCAATTATTTTTTCATACTTGGCACTGTTTGTGTTAGTTGTAAGCGGCAAAGAACCTGAAGATGTGTGTGCTGAGTTAACAATAAACACATTATTTGTTGTTGTATCCTTCACCAAGTCACGCTCTACATATGCTGTAGATGCAGCCCAATCTCCTCTGAAAGTTCCTATTTCTTGCGTGATCGAAACGTCACCAGAACTGTCGAAGGCAAAGACTTTGTTCGCTCTATCCGCCGCAGAAATTACAAACTCAGATCCAGTAATCACGTTAGTACGAGAAGCTTGGATTGTCCGACCTAGCTGTTCATCGTGCTGCTGCACCATAAACGTCAGTTTGTCCAGGCTGTTCTCAAGTGATTGAGCAGGGAACGGATCGTTAGGAACCAGGTCTAGCCCTTGCTCTAAGTCCATCTCGCGCAAAATAACGACTGTTACACCTGACGCCGGTGCAGTGCCAAACACTACGTTGCCGCCCCCGACATCGCCAACACCCGTTACAGTGTAATCGGTTGTAATCGTCTGGACGGTTTCTGTACCGTTGCTGGCTCTCAGAATAACCGCTAGATCGTCCTGGTCGAAAACCTTGAAGCCATACGCAAAAGTTGCAAGCGATCCATTGCCGCTATAACTTGCTCGGTTTGTGCTGCTCGATACTGTCATTATCTACGACCCTCGTTTTTTAACTGCTCGACCTGCTCATATGCTTGCCGCATATTTGCATATTCTGGGTTTTCAAGCAACGCTAAGAACCCTGCTTCTATAAATTTCTGGTTTATTTTACGAAGCTCGTTTACTTTTACTTTATCTGGAAGGCCTTGATATTCTCTAGATCCAGTAAGAGCCATGATTGTTTGCCTAAAATCCAATACTCCGAAACCAAGTGTGTCGATGCGAATTTCATTTTTTGCCAGATTTACCAAGTCAGACTGCATGCCGTAGCTAAGTTTGATTTGGCCCATTTTTTGTGGGTTAGTCAAAGGCCACTTGTTTGTTATGCGCTGCAATCGGATCAGCTCTTTTTCGTAATTTTCTAGCTCATCGCCACGCTTTAAGCGCAGGCCTGATATGTTGCTAAACAACGCGGCGCCTGGGTTGGCGGCAAAGCTAAATTCGTCCGATCCTTTTGCGTTGCCTAGTGTATCATAGACAACAGCGTTTAAGTCTCGCTCATCCCGAATGAAGCTGTCCTTGGATTGTAGCGCGCTGACTTCTGTGACGTATTCCCTAAAACTTCGTTCCCAAGGTCGCCCTTCGGCGTCCCGACAATAGCATAGTTTGGCGTCCCGTCTGCAAGTGAGTATGCAAAAGACTCGTTTCCATCTTCGTCAATGACAATCTTTTTTACATCTTCGATTGTGTAATACTCAATATCCTCTCTAGGCTTGACCCTCGTTGGATCAGCAAGCCGCGCAAACATACGCTGCAATGAGCTTAGTGGGTTTGGAACGCCAATTGGGCTTGCGCTTTCTGCGTAGCTGCGTGAAATCTTGGCCGCATCGTAACCATCCATAAAAGCAGTCACATCAGCAACCCCCTGCAACATAGGCAGCTCTTTGTAGTAATCTATTGTTGGCAAGCATCGCTGTTGCTGCAAGATTTTGCTGCAACTCAGGATCATTCGTCATATTCATGCGCTGAACTGTGTCAGCCGTAATTGCAAGCAAGCCGCCAACAGGCTCGAACCCTTGGAAGCTTACATACATTAACGGGCCGTTTGGCGCTCCAAAAGGATCGTAAAGCGGCATATCCTCTGGGAACCCTTCGCCTTTTAAGACAAAGCTGTAAGGTTGCCAACCAGGCGGCAGGGCGTCCCGAGACTTTTGATCGCTTGGCATGCCGCCGGTGATACGGCCATCCATTGCGTATTGTTGTGTTTTAATCATAACTGCGCCGCCAACAGTTAATCTGCCAACGGCAAGCTGTTGCGCGCGTTGCCCGTTAAGACCGAGCGCATCCAAAGCTGTTTTGCTGAATGGTGTGTATTCCATTGTGCGAAGCAACGCATTTGTCGGCGCAGTTACAAATGGCATAATAAATCTGCCTGCTAAAGTGCGTTGAAACTTTCCAGCAACTTCACCAAAAGTCCCCAGATCAGATTGCAAAGTGTCAAACTTTGCCTTGTAATTTAAATCGTCTGCAACTGAGCCAGGGTCAAGCAGCATCATGCCGGCCTCATCCAAAGCCTCTTGCTCACTCATCCCCTTGCGAAGTGCATGCTGATAACGCTTATTTATAGACGTATAAAACTCGCCGCGTTGAGAAATTGTTTTGGTGAAACTCATCAGCCGAAAGCAACAGACGGAATGGTATCCGCATCCGTTTGCCCAGCTCATCAAGAGACCTGCCAAAGAAACTGCTGTCAGACCCAGAAGTGGCTGCGTAATTCTCAATGTCTAACTTGCTTGCCCCAGAAGGCATTTCGGTTCGCCAAGCAATTGACGCCGCCTTCATTGCGTCACCCCAAGAATCCGACCATCCTTTCAGGCGAAGAAGAGCGTCTTCCATGTAAACTTGATCTTCACTGATAGGGCATGTACGCCTCGCCAAAAGGCTTGCGCGCTGCTCGGACAACACTGCCATACATTCCAGCCATAACTTCAGTTGGTAGCTGGAACAACATGAAAGAAGTAGTGCCAATTACGTTTTTCATTTGCGTGGCTGGTGATGACAGCAAGCCGGCCAAGTAAGCCTCATGCACCATCTGTTTTGTTTTTGCGTACTTACCAACATTGGCAACCTGGTTGACGCCCTGCAAACCATTTTCTTTTGCAGATTTTAATAAAGCAGAAGCCAATGCGTCTGTAGCCCCAGCGGCTCCGCTTTCAGAAAGCAGCCTTGTGGCCTCTTCTCCAAAGCGAGTTGCGTCTAGCTCCCCATCAACTCGGATTTGAAATGATTGCAATGCCCGAGCTGCTTCTGTCTGAGCGCCCTTGAGCTGCAACTGAATACCGCTGTGAATGGCAAGCTGCCTGCGGAAGCGAAGCCTGTCTGCGTCTGTGCCTTGGCCTGTTTTGATTAGCGTTGCCAGCTCTTCAAGTTTCGTCGCACTTCTTACAAGAAGCTCCCGAGATGCAACAAACATCTCTGCGGTCATGCCGCCTTCGCCTATTCTGCGAGTGAGAAGGCTGCGCGTCAAGCCAATCTCATCAGCAACCAGCCCCGCAGCGGCTCTGGCTGTTTCCTTATTAGAGACAGTGCCTCGGGTTATAGTGGCTGTCTCGCCCTTAAAGTTATCACCAATTGCTGTAATTACAGCCAAGACATCATCAGAAGTGTCAATGTAATCAAAGTTAAAATCACCGCCGTCTTGCAGGGATTTTATGTTGTTCTTTTTTACATCAAGGCGACTTAGAACTGCTTGGGCGACCTCATCAGAAGCAGTGCCTGTTTCAGGCTTGAAGCCTCTAACCTCTGCGTTAAGAGCTTTTTGTGCGTCTTTCCTAACATTAGTCGCGGCCAGCTCTGCCTCGGCAGCGTCATCAGCCAAAGCAGTTTGCGCGTCTTGCAGCACATCTGTCGGCGCCTCTTCGCCAATACCAGGCGCCTTGAGGCCTCGCTCTTCAAACTTTGCCACGCCTTCTGGGCTAAGAACCTGGCCGGCAAGAGCGCGCTTAGTTGCGCTTTCCGAAAAAGCACCTTGATCTGGAACTAAACCCACCTCTTGCGGAGTCGGCATCCGAGGCGCAACAGACGGATCAAATGCAGGCGTAGCCGCAATTTCGTCAGGCGTCATCACACGCGCAGCTTCAGGGCCGACAGGCTTGGGCTTAGGGGGCGCAGGCCGCACACTTGGTTCAAGCTTGTTTAGAAGCTCAAACAGTTTGCCAACGCCTGCTACCTGCACGCCTTCTTGCTCTGGGCCTTGGGCAAACTCAGTTGGCTGACCAACCGCAGTGATGCGCTGCTTGGCTTCTTGCTCTTGTGCCACCTTGTTTGGATCAAATGCCATTTATTATTCTCCTAGCCGAGCTAGCTCTGCGTCTTGCGCCGCAACCGCTTCATCGTAGTCCGTAAACTTTGGCACATCAGTGGCTCCTCCAAAATAGTTTGGATCGTACACAAAGAATACTACATCAGGTTCGCCATTGTTGAAATCATTAAATGTGTCTTTGTTCCAACCTGGAGGGGCGAACTCATCATTCCAAGGCAACCTTGCAACAGGCTTAAAGCCAGCGGCTTCGTATATGCCAGGCAAGAATGTGTCGAATGCGTCAAGCTTGCGACCCCCAGCTTCTACTGCGGCTTGTATCATTGAATAACCAACGCTGCCGGTCTCGTTCGCAGATTGGAACACTGCCACAATGTCTCCGTCTGGCTTGATTGCAAAGCCGCTTCCATTTTCGGTTCTGAATAACCGAGCGTTGGAAAGCTCTTCAGAAGATTTAATTTCAACTTGCGCCGCAAATTCATGTGCAGACATGGCCTTAGTCATATCTGCATTAAATGTGTCCGCTGTTTCTACAGCGGAAACTTCATTTATTTTTGGCAATGATATATTAGACTCTTGATACAGTCGCTGTGTAAGTGGATCAGGATCTAAGCTTAAAAGCCCAGTTCCCTCAGACCCTGCTCCGCTTTCTCTGGTGTAAGGCCCGGATGCTTCGCTATCAAGGCCTGAACCTCTGCGCTGCGATCGTATGGTGCGCTTGGGGTTGCTGATGCTTCTGAACCCTGTGAGGACGCTTTCGCCTGCCGATTCATTTGCAACTTGAGCTTCATCGCCTGCTCGAACTCCTGATCGTAATCCACTTGATATTCCCTCCGCTGCTTCAGAAAATGACCCTGGGCGAGAAACTACGCCTAAGTCAGTAAATAAGTTTTGCTCATAGAACCACAGGACTGCCTGGGCGTCCTGCTCAGATAGGCCGTCACCGCCAAGCTTGTCAATCAACCTTGACGTAAATTCTTCCATGCGTCTGCGCTCAGACTGGTTGCGAGGGCCACCTGTGATAGAACCATCAGGATTTCGCATGTTGCCAAAGTGTCTGTTGTAGGAACGGGCAAACCACATGTCTTTTGTAGTGCCTTGGTAACCGTTAATATTTAGTGAGAACCGGCCTGTCTTGTCGCCTAAAATCATGGCGCCTAAATGCAAGCTGTCTTTCCCACCACTAAGTCCACTAGGGCCACCGCCAAGTCCTGCGGCTTTGCGCAAGTCTGTCATTTCTTTTAATGTGTGAGAAGAAAGCCACCAATCAGCAAATCCTTCTGGGCCTTTAGTCTCAATCAAATGGGCAATAACTTTCATGCCAGAAGCAACAGACTTTTGCTTCATTCCCCATCCAGCGCCAGATATGCCCTCAGTAACAGCTCCAGGCTGCGGCGGATCTACTGGGACTTTTCCCGTTTTCAAGAACTGCAAAAACGCTGCCGTTGCTGCTTTTGTGTTATTATTGACCTTGTTGCCAATTGATGTAGGCGCAGCAAACGCCGACCAAATTACACGCAGTGTTTCGTCATTTGCCAAAGCCTCAAGGCCTGGAGTCTGCGCCAGTGTCTCAAATGTTTTCTTAACATCCGCATCATACCACCCGCGACCGCTTGTGGCCTGCTCCATTTGGTAAGCGACTTCTTCTGCCGCAGCAGTTACCGCTAAATCAAAATCCTCTTCTACATTTGGATCTAGCTGCCGGCCATGAATCTCAACGTGCTTCTCTTCAAAAAACTGAACAAGGTCTTCAACTTTTGGCTTAGACCCGCCTCTGGCTTGAGCAATTTCCGAAACTCGGTTTACTGCGCTGGCGTTTTGCTCACCGCCCTCTCTGGCCGCAACGTAAAATGCAGCATCAGGAGTTTGCGGCGCAACCAACCTACCAGCCGCGGCAAGGCCGCGATCTACTATAGGCCCAACAGGGTTGCTAAACATTGTCGAGCCTTCTTGCGCTATGCGCTGCTCGGCCTGTGCTCCTGCGCGCATTAGTGGGCCTTCTAACTTTTTAACTCCTGCCTTTACAAGCTTGCCAAGAGGAATGCCAACGCCGGTCATTTCGGCCAAACCTGCTAGCATGACAGCCATGCCCATCGCACGCCCTGCTAAAGAACCTTCTGGGCCAAAGTTCTGCTGGTACATCTGATAACCTTCTTGGATGTCCATTATGCCCAAGGTAGTAAAATCAGCAACGCCGACTTCTAGCGGGTTGCCTGTGCCGAACAGGGCGCTCGAAAGAACACCTGCTTCGCTTTGCAGTCTAGGCATTGCTGCCTTTATTTCTTCCTCAATAGTGCGAGGATCAGCTCCTGTTGCCTCTAACTCGCTGCGCAAACTTTCAACTGCAAGCCCAACTGCAAAATCTGAAACAGCCGCGCTGCCGCTTTCTCTTATCGTTGGGTCATATTCGCCTATAAGGGAGCCACCTTCTGACACAATCTTTGTCACTTCTTCTTCTGACAAGGGTTCTGTGCGACCACTCGGCTCTGCTTGCGGCCCCATAAGACCGGCGGCTTCTACAACGTCAGGTGTGTAGCCGGCAGCGTCAAAGTCTTCCATAGTTGGCATGGCGCCGGTGGCTGCTTTGCGCTCATTGGCAAAAGAAACAGCGCCCTCTATTGGAGCAGATTCCGTTGTCGGCGCCACAAGAGAAGCAGGAGCTGTCTCCATAACCTCTGGCTGCGGCGCTGGGTAGTAGCTCTGAAACTCAGGTGTCTCAGGGCCGAACTCCATCCCCTCAATCAGTATGGATCTTGGAGGGTCTACCGTTTCGCCCTCTTCACCAATCTTTATGTACCCGCCTTGAGACATGGGCAGAAGGATGTCGTGGGTATTGGTCTCGGTGTTAAAGACGCTTTTCTTGTTCTTTTCAATAGCAGGGTTGATGCCAGCCTCGGAAATAAGGTTGGCCTCAAGGTATTTGTCCATTTCGTAGTCGGTGTCGTTTCCTAATAGATCTGCCATTAGAACAATCCCTGATTTGCGTATCTAGCTCTTAAAATTGATTTGAAGACGGAATAAGAGTTTCTACTTCTAGCCTGGTCGTCTGCGTTTAAATCGTTGTACCAAGCATCTAATGAGCCGAAGGGATCAGATATGTCTACAGTCAAACCCAGGCAAATCTCTCGATCTGCTTTCAACGAAATCCACATACTCAGATCTTAACTCTTCCCTATAGATAGCGTCAAACTCATCTCTTTTTTCCATAGCAAACTGACGAATTTCCGCTAGCGTCATAGGGTTGCCTTCTGACTCTCTGCGGCTAAACTCATCTCTTAAAGCAAAGTCAGCTTGCTCAAAAGCTGCTTTGGATGCTTGGGCAAGCCTGTCATCTTTTCCAATTGCCATTTGGGCATTATAACGGAAATGCCGCGAAAGCAGCCCTGAACCTACAGCCAGCCCCTCATCCGCCTCATTTGCAATCTTTGTCCGCAAGCCGTTGTACTGGCCTACGTCCAAAGAGCTTCTCTTTGGCATTAAGATCTGCAACTGTCAGCATGCCATTTTCTGCCGTTCCATAAAGCTCACTATAGACAACTGCATCACCTTTGCCGGCAGGCCTAAAGGCCGTAGGTGCTTCAGAAACTGACATAGCCTCTTCCATCGCTTCTTGCTGCGCAGGAGTAGCCCACATCTGGCGCATTAGCCCTTCATATAGAATTACTTGAGCCTGAGATCCTGACAATATCAAATCTTCCCCAGGTCCGCGCACCGATTGAAAATTGTCGTCAATCTTTTTCATATCAATGGGGTCTAGTACCTGCCGCAGCGTAGCCCCAGACACAGTGTCTGTGCTGTCTAAAGAAACAACAAGATTGAAAGCCTTTGTGTTTGATTTACCTGCTTCCTCTTCCCGCTCATCGTCTATTTTTTCTTGAGCGGTAAAGAACGTAGAGGCCATCTGTATTGTGTCCTGCACAACTGCATTGGCCTCTTCAGCCGGCACAGCCATAAGCATATTCAGAACATGAGGCGGCAAGGTGGAAATCCCGACCATGTCTCCCGCGCTCATTTTACCACTACGCACCATTTCAATCTGGCTCAAAACCGATGAAAGACCTATTGCCTTGTTTAAGTCAGTGCCTGCGTATGCTGGAACAAGGTTTTTAAAAGCCTTTGACAAAACCTTTTGGGTGACATTGCCCATAATTTCTGGGTTCACACCCCCGTTTCTAACAGCTTGCTCAACCATAGCCTGTAGTTGGGACTGCTCCATAGCAAGCTCATCAGATGTAATGTCCAGGTAGGGATTAGAGTAAATAGAAACCTGCTGGTCTTCCCGAGCCTTCAGTGCAGCCTGCCTGCGCTTTTCAATCTTTAGATCAACAACCTCTTGCAGCCTAAACTTGATAGGTATTTCCATTTGGCGGAAGCTGTTGTCAAAGTCTTGCAGCGCGTATTTGTTTTTGCCAACAGTAGATCGCATCGTATCATAAACGCTTTTGACGCCCTGCGCATATTTAAGCTCACCGTCAAAAATGTTTCCGACATCCCTGTCTTTTTCGAGCTGGCTAGACAAAGCCATCAAGCCTTCTTTGGCTGAAAAGATCGCCTCGTTCTTTTGTGTCTCAGTAATCATCTTATAGCGCATGTTGGCATACTCACCAACCTGGTTCGCAACCTCTGTTGCAATAGCGCCCTTCTGCAATTCAGCCTGGACAAAAGGCTGGGCATTCATCCTAGCTGTGATGCGGGCGCCGGGGGCTTCAGAAGTTGGACGGCCCTGTGATTTATAAACTGGTATTCTCATTATGCGAACATTCCACTAGAAGAAGCAAACCGGCCTGCCGTTCCAAAACTCTGGATCAAGCTAGTTGTGCCTTGCGCTCTTAGACCAGCAGCCTGCGCCCCGCCTTCCATGCGTGACAATTCAGCACTCAGCCTAGAACTTTCTTGCTGATCGTTGATCTGCATGTTTGTGACCGTGTTATTAAAGTCATTAATAGCTTGGTCATATTCAAACTCTCGCGCAGCCTGACGCATAACTCGCATTGGAGTGCCGTGAGATATGTCTATGCCAGCGCCGCTGTACTGAGCGACAACAGAACCCTGAGCTTCTCTAAAACGAAACCGATCAACGCGCTCCTGCAAAACTGCATTGCGGTTAATAATCTCACGTTGCTTTTCAAGTAGATCAATGTCTCGCTCAATTAGGCCAGCGTTAAACTCACCTACTCTTGCAGCAGCGGCAGCAGCTTTGTTCGCAGAGCTTTTTGCGCTCATACCACCAAAGATTGTTGCCCCTAGCGTTAAGATCTCAAACATACTCAATCACCTCACAAATCAAATGTGTTCATGCGCGGATATAGCGCCAGAACAGTCATTGGCAGGGGCTGTGATTGCCGCACATAAATGCGATCACCGTCAACGAAACCGCCGTCAAACTCGATTTCCTTGTCTCCCGTGAATAATGGCACAGCTTCGTCCATATTCATAGAGCTGTCGCGGAAAAATATTCTATCCGCACTTTCTGAGTCGCTACCCACTTCAGCGCCAACCGTTTCATGGAATCGAACAGTGATGTCGTGTATGCGCTTTGGCTTGCCTTGGGAAGTGCCATCCTGAGATCCAGACTCTAAGCGCAGTGTTTGCATTTCACTGGTGTAGCCAAACCCAACGGCGCCGGTTGTAGCGGAGAAAATCTAACGTCACACCGCCGCCTGAAACTGTCTTTCCAGCATGTGTGGCGCCGTTGGCTAGTATTGAAAGATCTTCACCCTCTAAGTGGTACAGGCCAGAAAGAGTTGTGGTTGCAGACCCTGAGTAGACCAAACCGCTGTCCACAAAGAAAGCAGCGGTCGTGTCGCTGCCAAAGTCAAATGCCTTCATCACTTCGACATACTGCTTGGTCACGCCGTTGATCGTGCGCTTAACAATCATGTAAAGCTCATCTTCACCGCTGTCTGTCGGCAAGGTGATGATGCTTTCAACTTTAGCCTGACCGCTCTCAAACTCTCCGCCGATAATGTGCTTGTGCCAAGCAACAATCTCTTCTTCACGCCGGTAGGTCAATCCAAGCAGAGTGCCATCAGTGCGGCGCGCCCAGATTATGCTTTCAGGCTCTTGTTGGTACGCAAACTCTTTTATGCCGCCTTCAGTCAGATGCTCGGATAGGATTGTAATGTCTGGAGCTGCATATCCTGCAACATCCACTTCACCAATATAACGAAACTCTCTAACCTTGCGCGCACCGCGCTGGGCAAACAATGTAACGTCAGCAACCTGGACAACTTCGCTGTCAATGCAACCGTAGTTAGAATACTTGCGGATCACTGTCTGCGTAGGCGTCACAGGCCCACCATTAGTTGTTGTCAGAACATACTCACCGCCAGATGTGCCAATGTTAAGTATTCGAGTAGCTGACAGGTAACGGATTGCGTTTACTTTGTTGGACGCAATAGTGTAGATCAGAGCGTCATTGTCAGCAGTGCCAGTGTGAAAATTTAAATAGTCAGCACTTTTAGAAAACCACAACGTCTGAGGATTGTTGTTACTTGCCGCAAAAACCAACCGCTGTTCAAAAAACGTAACAACGCTAGGGTAATTGTCAGAGCTAGTGAGAACTGGCGTGTTGTTTTCGTTAATGGTGGGAGTGGCAAACGTCCAAGCATTATGATCGGTGCGAGATAATGTGCGGACAGCGTGGCTTGGATGCACCAAATACATAACATCCGCAGACTGTGCGAAACGCACATCACTTACCTGCGCGGATGTGTAGGGTGTTGCAACCTCAAACAATTTGTCAACACTGACGCCAGAGCCAGTGTAAGTTGTAAAACTTGTCGTATCAATTGCATTGCCAAACAAGTCAGTGAGGGTGAAAGTGTTAGGTGTAGAGTTAGCAATAAGATAATTTCGAGCGACTAGCTCGGTCATATCGCCACCTTCGTTGTAAAGGTAAACTTCATCTCCATCGCTAAGGCCGTGGCTAGAGCTGGTAAAAACGCCGGGGCTTGCCTGCGTAATAGAAGAAACACTTTTTTCGCTATCAACCAAAACTTGCAAACCATTGCGGAAGACCCGCATGTACTGATCGCCAAACTCTAGTGCATATGTGTCGGCTGTTTTAAACTCAAACGGTATCAAACGAGTGATGCTTGAGCTGTCTTTCACCTCACCCAAATATTCTGTGCCTGGGCGGCGCGTAACGCCCCCATGAGGCTGCACAACCATGTTTGTTAGGTTAGATAACCCCTCGCGGTACTTCTCAATTCCAACGCGCCCCTCAAGGCGCGGAGAGATCTCACCGGCTGTGAATGTGCTAATCGCTGGAGCTGATCGCGCCATTAGAACCTCGACTCAATAAATTCGCTTGCTTCAAGGCGCTGCGGCGCGCCTTCAGTGCCGTCAACAAATGCAGCCTGTTTTAATTTGTCAGAGTATTCTGCCGCCATCATTTGCTTGACACTGTTGGAGCCAGTAATAGCGTAACTGACCTCAAACGCTATAGCCGCTGCCAAAGTGTCGATCAGATTGGCGTCATACTGTTGAGGGTCTGTGACCCGAGCAACATATTTTATTTTGGCAACGCCTTCGTCAGAAAGCAGCTTTCGCCCCTCAATAACGAACACAGGGCCACCTGTGTTGCTAAACATGTTGTCCTGCGGGTATGACAAATTTCCGTTGCTAAACTCCAAAACTCTAAGGCAGTATGGATTTGTCGGCAAAGCAAACTGATTTGCATATCCGAAAGGAGGGGAATCGCTTTCCTTTGCCAGCTCTGCGCGGCGCAAAAGACAGTTCCAAGGATGCGCACGAAACACGCTGTCGCGGACACTATCAAACCTCTGGTTGATTAAGCGCGCTGGCTTGCTGTTTTCCTCGAAGCTTGAAATGTTGTTCGCACCCAAGCTGTTCAGCGCGTAGTTTGCAATATCAACCGTACTGGTCATTGGCTACCCCTATTAATAAGGCTTTTCTTTGACGCACCACCAGAGTTAGACCTATTCTTTGCAGCACTAACTGCATCGGGAATTGTGTCATACCTGGGGAACTTATTTCCTGTTCTTTCTTCATAGTCTTGAGCAGCGTTCCAGGCCGCGTCACCTTTAAAAAATTTCGGCTTACCTGTTTCTGTGTCAAACCATATCTGTGGAATGTTCCAAGCTTTGCCCTCTGGAGACTTTTCAGACGCCAAATATTCTGTGGCTTTGCGGCCACCAGGCAAATCAATCGCAGTGTGCTTGCTTGGATCAAAAGGCTCAAACTCAGGCATTCTGCTCTCTCCATGTGAATTTAAGGGGCGGCGAACCGCCCCTTAAACCTTATGATTCTACGCACAAAAGCTCAACAACCTTAGACTCTTCCATGCGTGTCGCACCGAGAGTTTGGCAGTAGTAAACTTGAGTTGCGTAAGACTTGTCGGCACGTTCATCAATGCGCGCTGTAGGCTCTTTACCCATAGCGACTTTGATGCCGTCTTCAGCCCATGCGAAGCAACGGCGGTCAGAAGAACCGTCAACGCCCAAGCGGTTTGAAACAATGAAGTTAAAACCAACAAACGTGTTGATTTCACCCATCGCCAAAGCTTTTACAGTGTTGTAATCGCTTGAAGTTACAGTTGTGTTGTTCAACAGATCAGTGACCTGCTTAGGCGAACAAGCAATGTAACGTGGGATAGATGGATCAACATTTCCAGAATCCAAGATTTCCTTGGCTTCAATCAATTTCGCCAATGTTAAGCCAGCGGCGCCAGCAGCGATTTGATTGTTTGTTGTGTCAAACGCTGTAGTTGTCGAGCCATCTTTGCCTGTGAGCGAGTCGCCCAAAGCCGCAGTGATGATAACGTCATCCATAGCCCGACCCATAGCAGCCGCAGCGGCACGGGAATATGTGGACGTTGGATCGACAAGCATACGAACCTTGTCCTGATCGTCGATCAGGTCAGCATATTCGTAATCAGACATTGTGACCATACGGCGCGAGTGCGGCGTATCAATCAACGGTGTATCTGAGTGACGGGTTGTACGAAGAACAGCAGCGGCTGCTCCAACTTGATCGAAAAATGCTTTTTCGCCGTTTACGCTTTCGACATCCACCGCATTACGCAGCAGGGAACCCATCTGCTGTGACAGCATCTGGATGTTTGACGAAAACTGATTGACGAAAGCTGTGGTTACTTGTGTGGACATGATGTCCTCCTAGCTTTGTTCAGTTAATGTTACTGCGCTTGGTTATCCCTGGCGGGGCCGTGCTACTGCTTAGGCCAGTTAGTCCACCTGTCTCACAGGTTTGATGTCGTGGGCCAAAGGGTTATCCACTAAAGATACTCGCGGAGCCTTAGCACTTCTTCAACGTATGTGCTATGCTCTGGGTGCATCTTATCAAAATATGGGCCGTCCCGTCTAGTCATCTCTGTAATTCGAGACTGAGCCTCATTTGGAGTCATTACAAGCTCGGTTGGTTCACCAACCAAATTGTCTTCTCCAATCTGCTCTGCCAAGGCAGAAAACATTTTTATAACTTCTGGGTGATCTCCAAGCATGCGGCCATCCGAAAGCTGCACATCCTCAAACATATCCATGCCCTTTTCGCCCAATAGCGTCCTAGCGGCGCTCTGAGCCATTCCTATGCGCTGTTCATACGCTTGGCCGAACTCTTGCCGCAGAGCTTGCTCTGACTCATATACGGCGCTCTCAGAGCGGCTCTGAGCATCTGCCTTTGATGTCTCGCCTGTCTCATTGATGAACCTGGCAATGCGATCTACCTGCCGAGGCTGTAGCCCCGCTTCCCACATAGCCTGCTTTAGGCCAGAGATAGCATCTTCGTTCATGCCATCGCCTAAGTTCATTTCATAAGCGTCAGCACTTTCTGGCCGGCCAACAGAATTATAAAACTCATTGTACTGGTCATCTGTCCAGCTCTTACCAGGCTTTGCAATTTTATCAGCGCCAATCATGCGCTGCGCGTTCACATAGCTTTTCGCCAAGCTGGCTGGGTCTGTAAACGTCCGCAGTGACGGCTCGCCACGCAGATCCTCTGGTAAACTGTCCAAAAATCCTACAGGCGCAGCTTCTGCACCCCCTGCGACTTCTTGAGATCCAGTGTCTTGGATTGCCTCTTCGCTCATCGTTTTTCCTTCTCTTCGGTCAACATACGGACAATCAGCAGCACCGCTGCGCGCTGACCTTCATTAAATGCAGTTTCATAAGGATTGTCCGAAAACGTGGTTGTCTCATATCCAAACCTGGATTTGAGATCACTTAAAACTTTTGCGCCATCCTCTGTATTAAAGGTGCGCCGGTAAGCTAACTTCAGATCATCTATTTGCTTCATTGACCACCACCCTGAGTGGCCTTAACCAAAGGCGCAACATTGCCAGCAGCCTCAGACGCCATCATCTCACGCTGCATCTGCTCCTGAACCTGGGCCTGCTCGGCCTGCTCCTTGCGAACCTGCTCAACCTCATCAGAACCCCTGATAACCCGAGCCGGCAAGCCTGCTGTCTCAACCAAATACTGAACCATCTTGTCGCCGTCCAAGTAATCAGTAACAGGCGCAACCTCACTAACTTGCAGCAAGATCTCAAACCCGCGCAGCATCGCTTGCAGATCTGTAAGCTTCTGAGCTTTGGCAAGCGGAGAAACGTACTCAATATCAATGTTTTGGCCTTGCAGCTCTTCAGGCGGCTCTGGAAGCAAGCCTGCTCTAAGAAGTAAAGCAAAGGAACGGTCGATCAGCGGCTGGAGAAGCTCGGCTTGTAAACGCCCCAAAACAGGCCCGAGCAAACGCATTTTCTCCTCGTTCCTCTGCAATACCTCAGTCGCTGTCATGTTGGCGCCTTGGCCTAACAGCAACTGATCCACATAAAAAGCTTGACGGATTGCATTTCGGCGCTGCTCTTCCATGTTCAAGCCCAAAGGATTGTTTGCGCCAATGTTCAAAGGCTCCAAACGATCCCGTGTCCCCGAGCGGTAAAAGTTTAACGCGCCTGGTGTAGTACGCACAGGCATCATAAAGCCGTCATCTGGAACCATCAAAGGCGGGTCAATCTGCTTTTGAGCCGCCTTGATTGTAGTTTCAGACATCTTATTCAACATCTTAACGTCAGGCAAGGCAGTCATCGCCGGCGATCTGCCGTAAGTAGAGACGCTGTCTTTTACAAAGCGCGGACACATAAACGGAAATTCGTCAAAGCCACCCTCGGAAAGCAGCTCACGATTGTCAGCCAAATAATAAACAGACGCAACAGGCTTGTTCTTGGCTAACTTTCCAGACGCCTCGTTGCGCGGGAAAACAGCATGAATGACTTGATGCTCCTTGTATGGGATCATCCTTCAAGTCTTTTTCTACCTGGCGAGGCATCTTAACATTAGGGAACTGCATGGCAATCGCCCGAGCCGTCAGCTTGAACTTGCGGTAAACAGTATCAACCCGGCCAGAAGGATCTTCGCTTATGCAAACCTCGGCAATGTGGCGGCACGCAAAACGCAAACCGCCCTCTTCAGACTCAACGTAAAAAGACCCCGTGCCAAAAACAACCAAATCATAATACAGCTCATGGATCTCTTGCTGGAAGTTGGAGCCGATTGAAGTGCTGGTACATCTGATCCATGCAGGTTTCCAACCACTCATTAGCAGCATCGTCACGCTGCAAGGCAGTGTCTCGGTAACGCATTGAAAACCAAGGAGTACTTGGCGAAGTCAACATGCCGTGCAACGAAGACGCCAATAACTCAACAGCATGAATAGCCGTGCCGTCGAAAATCCTATCAGTTCTTTTATCGCCCTGGGTTCGCTTCTTGGTAATATCCGCCTTACGAGGCAGCATAAAATCAGCAAGCTCCTGCCAGTGGGACTCCCAATTGGATCGCTGGCTTTGTAACGTCTTGTATCGCTTATCTAACCGAGCGACTAAAGGTTTTACTTCTGCCATTATTTCATCCCATAACTTGTCATCAGTGTGCGCTTAGGACGCGACTTGGAATCCTTAACGCCTTCAACCGCACCGCCTTGCGTCCGACCAGCCATCTTTTGCTGCGCGCGCTCCAAAGGATCTACAGTCGATTGCCCCATCAACGCAGCAGGCTGGGCGGCATTACCGCCCATAATCCCTGCAATGTTGCTAAGTTTCTTTTTCTTAATAAGCATAATTCTATCCAATCAATGACCGGCGGCGGCGCGTCTTCTTCTCTTCCTCACCAGAGCCAAGCAAACCGCCAGGTGTCGTAAGAATAGTTGATCGGCGCCCCTTCTTCATAAGGTCAATCGCCTCATCTTCAGCAGGGCCAACAGAGGTGGCACTTGCAGCAGCAGCCTGGGCAGCCCCGCCAGCAGCAGTGCCAACAGATGCAGCAGGACTAGCAGTGCCAACAAAATCAGCGTTTCCGCTAAACGTGTCTTGACTAATCTTTTCAACTTCCGTCAAGGCAGTGTCAGTTTTGGTATCAAGCGTGGTGGTTGTATCTGCGGCTGTCTCCGCTTCTGTCGTAGTAGAAGTCGTTGCCGCAGGAACAGGATCATCGTTGTCGCTCTTCATCATTTGTTCGACAGCAGCGTTTGCTCTGGCCTGCCTACCAGCAAGGTCTCGCTGATAAGCAGCATTCTGTTCTTTAAGGCCTACGTCCATCAAAAAATCGTCAGTGGCGCTGTTCTTGGGAAGCTCCGATACGCTCCCGCCGCCGCCTTTGCTCTTGCCGCTCTTTGGTTCTGGAGTACTAAAACAACCGCCCATTACAAAACCTTTCTATACTCAGAGCCAACAGGCTCATAACCCAAACGCTCAATTAGCTTATTAGACCTAGACATCGAAATGCCAGAAGAAGTGCCGCCAACTAAAATCTTCGCGCCCTTGTCAGACGCCCAAGCCTCAAACATCTTCAATAACCTAATACCAATCATGCTGCCACGATGTTGGGGCAAGACATACCACAAATTATTCTTAGCTGACAAGGTTTTTGAAAAATACATCTGGGAAACCCAGCCAGAGATGAATCCAGCAACAGAACCATTCAGCTTCGCAACAGCCAAAAAACAATTGTCATCATCGTAAAGACAAGCCAAATGACCGGCAAAAACAGCATCATCAAAAGGAATATCTTTTAATTGAGTTTCTTGGTGAAAGTCACGGCACATCTCAAAAATAGAAACAGCATCACTGCGACCAGCTAAACTGTAACTACAAACATCACGCCGCAAATGGATCATATTCCATTACCGCCATTTTCTGAGAAACCGCCATGCGATCCCTGCTTTCTCGCAAACCAACTGCCAAATACCTAAAAGCATCCGCTGCATGGCTCGACCAATCATGGACAGGCGAAGACCTAAAGCTCCTAGTGCGCTCGTTATACGCTCTATGATACTGACGCAAACACTCCAAACCATGTCCGCACTTCTCCCTGTCAAACCATAAACGCGGGATCAACATCTGAGCCGCATGTATGCCATCCTCAATCGGCAGCTTAGGAACAACCCGAAAGTTTAAACCCAAGTCCCAAGCAACCTCACGCCGGCTCTTACCTGACCCCAACTCCCGAACCTCAATGTCGTGCGGCGCATTGTGATCGCCATACAAATAGTTCTTAGACGTTAAAATCTTGCAGTAATGAGGCAACCCCTCACCACGGGCCTCGTAAAAGTCTATCACATGTATAGCACGACCAACCGATTGCGTAAACCATATCGCCGTGCTGTCGCCAACACCCAAGTCCCACCAGGTGTCAACACGCACACTCGGATCATAAGGAACATTGGAAATCCGCCCATCCAACTGAGCAACCTCCATCTCCTTGCCATAAACAGCACCAGGAACATTCGCATTCCAAGAACACTCAAATTCCTGCTGATACTGGTCATGCGTCATCATAGACTTGGCAGCGTCCAATTCCTCATCGTCCAGCAAGCCTGTCTCACTCGCCTTGTAAACCGCAGCCAGCCAATCAGGATTAGAAGAAGCCTCCTCATACTTATCAAAAAAAGCATTGTGACCCTTCGGCGTCCCGACAAACACACACCAACCCTTGCGATCAGATAACGCCGGCCTCAACACTTCAGGAAAAACATTCTCAGGCATGTCGGCAACCTCATCCATAACACAACCGTCAAGATAAATCCCACGCAAGCTGTCTGGATTCTCAGCGCCAAGCAACGATATTCTCGCGCCGTTAGGCAAATCACAACGCAATTCAGTCTCGTGAAACCGAACATTCGGGATCTTGCCAGCAAACTGTTTTATATAATCCCAGGCAACATTCTTTGCCTGACGATAGGTGGGCGCCATATAGGCATACCGGGGGTTCTCTTTCCCAGACATCAAGGCATCGCGTAAAACATGGTTGATCGCCCAGACCGTTTTGCCAAAGCGGCGGTGGCAAACAACAACGCCCCAACGCTTTTTAGACATCTCATTGTGCAGCTTTAACTGCAACTCCCTCGGCTCATAAGGAATCTCAATGTGCGTCAATGCTCCGTAACCCTCTTCTGATCTCTAAATATCAATATGCCGTTACTCTCAAGGATAGCCTCGTACAAATCAATAAGCAATATTGCCGACTCAATCTGCTCAGACACGCTGCGGCCAGTGACAACAGTATCCCTCAAGGCCTCTAGGTGGCCCAGCATGGCTTGTTGCGAAGGCGACAGGGAGTAAGTCAAAGTGTCTCTAGCTCCGGTGTAATATAGAGGTATAAGGGCGCGCGGTTTTGCGGGGGGTGGGGGGGTCGGTTTGCGCAAAACGCATGGCTTAACCGTAGTGTCATAATAACTATTATGTTAAATAGAACGCAAGGCATTGTTGTTGCTGTAGATTTTATCCGCGACTGCCATGCAGCAAACGCAAACCACAAGATGTTGTGCCTGCCATGCCTCAGCCCCATCACATTCACACATTCATATGTGATGTTTTCACGCGCGTAGCTGTCAACGACAGAATGTGTTGTATACACAAGATCCGACATCAATGCTTTGTTACTCTCTCTTCCTTTTGGTCAGGCACAACCTCAGTGGTATTGACCTCGACATCCCCGCCAGCCCAACTGATTGTGAACGTCTGGGCTTGTGGCTGGTCTTCTTTCTTGTCCCTTACGCCCCAAGGCATGTTCCGTGCTAGCGTCCACTTCAGTGTGTCAATCTCAAGCCTACGCCGTTGCACCTCTGCGTTAGCCAGCCTGTTATCCTCAAACGTAGGAAGTGGCGACACTGCCAGGTTGTTGATGTGGTCAGTGAAGTATTCTGACTGCATCACTCTGCCTCTTCGATAGACCTCATACAGATCATCGTCACGCAACACGGCTTGCATGACACCTTGATAGGTTGGCATGCCTGCTGTCTTGAGTATGTCTTTGAGTGTTTCGCCTACTGCCAAGCGGTCAGCGATCTTGTGCATCAGCTCGGCGTTAATTTTTACTGGTTTCTTTGCCATGTGTGCCTCATCTGTTTTTTGGGATCATAACACAAAAAAGGCCCAGCGCAATAATGCTGGGCCAGTTGTTGAGTGTTGAGCTGTGGAAACAGGTGGAAGCAGCTCAACGGGCAATTACTTTTTATCAGAATGGGATGTCATCATCAAACACTTTCGGCTTTGCTCGGATGTCGATCACCTCTGCTGCTGGGAATGATTCTTTGACTGCCTTCTCAAACTCTCCTGCGTTGTGGTCTCGGAAGTTTCGGTATGCGAGTGCCACCTCTCTGAGCGTCAGCAGCTCTAGGTCTGGCCGTTGCTCTTTGATCTTTTGCCACGACCTTCCGTCTTTCATAATGCCAAAGGTCTCGCCATCCAGTTCCATCTCCCAGATGTCTGTTGAGGCTCTCTGTGCGCCTAGTCTCTCTGCCTCTGCATCCATTGCCTTGAGTCCTCTCACGACGACCTCTGCTCTGACCTTACATTCTTCTGGATTGTTTTCTTCGATAGCCTTGTTCATCTTTGCCATTGCTGATCCATACTTCTGCGCTGTTTCGACGCTTACCAATTCTGGCAGCATGTCGATGCCCCACTTTGTGTCCATCTGTATTGCCAGCCGATCCATTGGTGCGATTGCATAGTCACACATGATTTGATCCTTATGTGCTTGCGGGTTGAATATTCTGTCTGCCTTCTTTTGGCGCCTTGGCCTCTTGGGCTTCTGCGTATTCATCATCATCTCCACAGTTCATCCACCACAGTTTCGTTTAATCCACATTCCACCACAGTAGTATGTCTAATACATACAACTACTGTGGTGGAAGTATTTGTGGCCTTTTCTTCCACAGTTCCACAGTTCGTCCACAGTTCAGAAAAACAACTGTGGAAGTGTGGAAACAGCATCAAACTTCCTCCCAATTGATCCATTCACCGACCACTACGCACGGCACATCTCTTCCGCTTCGGCTGTCTCTTATCTCTGCGACTTTGAGGTTGCCTGTGCTGATCCACTTCTTGACGATTGCCTTTGCCTTTGCTTTGTCCCCTGGCTTTTCTGTGTCGAGGTCGAGCTGTTCTGCGACTGCATTGCCGATCCAGTTCTTTGCTCTGATGTCTGAGCGGTATGCCTTATCGTTTTCCTCTGCCTTGCCGACTGTTCTTTGGACATCGTACAGGTCTTTGGCTGTTACGCCGTCGAATAAATTAGGAAGTTTGAACTCTGTGGCTACACCAATCAGCTCAGAGTTTGCGATTTCGACTGAGATCATACGGCGGTATGTTGCCTTGTCTGATGGCGGTGCGAGGTTTGCCTTGCCATCGTCCTGGCGGAAGATGCCAAGCGCCTCTTGTTCGTCCACCCCGAGTGCCATTGCGTCTTCTGGAGTGATCCTGTTTATCACTCTTGCTGCTCTTGCTGCACCGATCAGGCTGCCTGCACCGCGCACTGAGTCCACTGTTGCGTCTTCTCCGTTGCCTTTACGGATGTGATGCACGAGCTGTACTGAGCTGTTGGTGTCTCTTGCCAGCTTCCTGAGCATTGCTACGACTGCCTGGATGCTTCCATTATTATTCTCATTGACCAGATGGGCAGATATGAAGGGATCTAATATTACGACACCTATATTTTTTTCTTTGATCTTGCGGATCATAAATGCCAGCAGCTCATCGTTCTGGATCAGGCCGTCCCTTCCTTCTGCTGCCAGCGTGATCTGCATGGTGTCCTCGCCATCCATGAACAGCTTTCCTTTGATGTCATCTGGCGTGAGGCCATAGTGCTGCATGGCTGCTATGGTTCTCATTTGGAGTTCTGAGATAGGATCTTCCAAATTTATGACCCAGGTGTTGCACTGCTCCTTGACCCTTACGCCAAGCAGGTCTTTGCCTGTCGATATTGCCAGTGCTTCCACAATGATTGCGGATGTCTTGCCTATGCCGCCGGCAGATGCTGTGACGCTGATATACTTCTTGATGTAGTCGTATCCATAGACCCACTCTCTGCGGGGCAGTGTGAGCGCATCAAACATTTCGTAGGGCGTGGGCCATTCATTGCCTGTATCAGGCTCTGTGTAGCTCTGTGTTGGCTCTGTGGCTACTTGCAGTGTCTGGTTCTGCTGCTCCATGCGCTCGGCTGCTGGGTCTGGCGGTGGCGTCCAGCCTTTTGCTCTGGCCCCGTCGATTGCCTTCTGCACCTCTGCCCTTGTTTCGTCCACTGTGTAGCCGCCCAGGGTGAAGCCATCTGTGATTGCGTGGATCTCTTCGTCTGCTAGGCCTTTGTTAACGTATGATCCAACCAGGCGCACCATATTGTGATGCCAATCCTCGCCTGCTAGCACATTCTGGACTGCCAGTTGCCTGTCCATTGCTTGCTGGCCGAGGTCTATGCTCATTGTGCTAGCAGCCTGTGGCTCTGTTTTTGGGAATGCGCGCATCATGCGTTCAAATTCGACAGGCTCTCTGTCTGTTGAGAACTCTGTCCGCATTGTGACCAGCTCTGGGACGTATCCTTTGTCTTGTTTCTTTTTGTTGGGCCATGAGACTGTGCCTGCCACGCGCATGATGCGTGATGGGTTGATGACTGCTGCATCTGTTTGGAGCGAGGCGGCGATTGCTTTTTGTACGTCACGCCATGCTTGCATGTTTTGCACTGGCTCTTCGAGCTGCCAGTATGCGTGGCCTCTTGCGAATGGCGTTGTTCCTGTCTTGATCGACATTGTGAACTTTGGGCCGGCGAAAGACAGGATGTTTTCCATTGCGCCTGCTGTGTCTGCGTCTGCAAAGCAATAGAACGCGGCTAGGATGTCTGTGTCTTTGGCGGCTTGGCCTGCTGGTATCTCTATGATTGGGTCAATTGGATTGATGCACATGTAGATGTTTTGCTTGGCTTCGTTCATTGCCTGGGCGTGTTGTGCTGCGTCTTCGATGTTTTTTAGTGCAAATCTTGCGGCGTTTGCTGATCCAGATTGCGATATAGAACGTATCTCTATGAGCGGTTGGCCCACAGTGTTCCAATTTTCTGTGATCTGTGCTATGAACTGCTTAATGATTTCGGTTTTGGGAGCCATTTCCATTTGTTCTTCCACTTCCATTTTCATTGATTCCTCCCCTGAACTGCCCAGCGGCTATGACCGCTGGGCTTTTTTCATTTAAAACTCTGCGTCAGCCGGGGCTGGTGCAGGAGCTGGGGCCGGTGCGGGTGCGGGTGCAGCTTCTTCGACTGCTATTCCTGCGGCGACACCTTCTTTCAGACAGTCTGGCTTGTCTACCCACTTTACGATCTCAAAGATCGGGTAGCATGTGGAGCCTTTGGTAAACTTGATCTCCTTGGCCTCAACCATTTTGATGAGTGGCATTTGGCCGTTTGTGCCTTGGCTCAGTTTTGGAGCTAGGTCTGTCAGAGCGGCCCACACGCCGGCGCCTGCTTGCTCCCACATGGCGACCTTGCCGCCGCCGATAGCACACTTGACCGAAAAGCCTTTCTTGTAATCATCTCCAGGCTTGCCCATCATTTGATTGACTGTCGGGTTCCACTTCCATTCTGGAGCTACGCCGACCATGCCGTCTGACTTCTGCCAACCTGTCTTGAGGCTGTCCAAGTCAATGACAAAGCCGTTTGTTTGCGCAGCCTCAAACTCATCCTTTGCCGCACCATCACGGATGTAGAACTGCTTGGCTCTGACGGAGCCGTCCTGTGTGCCACGGGCTGACCATTGCAGGAAAGTGTTAATATCGGAGCCTGATGCCCCTAGATCTATTTCAAACATTTTGTATCCTTTACGTTGTTTGATTGTTGGAGTTGTTGTGCGCGTAACCCTGCGCTGGGATTAGATGCCATACATTTCTTCCCGCAGATCTTCTGCCCCGTTCCAGTAGAACGTGTTAGGGTTGACGGGTATGACCTCTCTAATATCTTCCGCGCTGCCTGAGCGCAGGAACTTTTCTAGCCGAGCGATCTGCTTCTTGGCCTTGCCAAGGATCTCTGTTGGATCGCCGTCTTCAAGCATGTTGGTTTTCTTTGATGACACATAAAGAAACTTGACCACCTGGTTGCCACGGGCTTTTTGATAGATCGCGCGTTGCAGTTGATGCTCTGGCGACATCTTGCTTGGGATGCGTCCTGTTGTTTTTAGATCGATGACAACGCCATGATCGGGGAACACAAAGTCAAGGTAGCCGATCACAGGGATCTCGAAGTCATCTGTCTTGGCTGTGATGCTGATCTTTGTTTGCCCGTCTTCAGGAAACTCAGGCTTGCCGTAATGCTCAAGCTCTTGGAGTGTTAGCTCCATGCACGGCTCAATCATGGCGCGCTCTTTGGTGATCTTTTCGTCAGCCATGAAGAACATGCTGTCAAACTTTTCCAATGCCTGATCCAGCGCGCCGGCTTTGTGCAGCTTGCCGGTCAGTGTGTTGGCAACAGCATCTTCTGTGCAGATGCCACGCATGGCAGCAGCGCCCATAGGTGTGCGCTTCTTGAATAGGTATGACGCAACCCAAACGTCGGGGGCGTTGGCCCAGAGGTTGATTGATGATGCTGACAGGTGCTTGATGCCGTGCTTTTCAAAACCGTTCATGCTGTTAGCTTTCCATATAGGGCCAAGAGACAGGCCTCACTTCTGCCATCGTCTTTGACACGTTTAAACAGGTCAGCTTGTGCAGGCCATCTCTGGCTGGCAAGTGATCTGCTGAGGCCTTTGTCTTTGTTAAGGCCAAGGCATGACTTCCACTTGGCTGGCGTTACCAATGTCATCGGCAGCTTGTGTGCTGCGATTGCCATCTGAGTGGCGCCGTAGGCTTGGCCGAATCTAAACATGCTACTGACACCGTTGCCTCTTACAGGCACTGACCTGCTCCAATATAACGTGGTGCGGCTCATCACCTTCTGGCTTTAAGATTTCGTGCAGCTCATACAGGTTCAGCTCTGTCTTGCCTTTGATGTTTTTGTAAACCGGCATGTCATACACCTCGACGCTGTTGCTGTCGGGCCAGTAGAATGCAATTGCACCAGTGAAGCCTGGGTCTATGCCGACAAAGACTGTCATACCTGATCTCGGATCTTGATGCCGTTAAAATTGAGAAAGAAGAATATTGCTTCTTCAGTTAGATCGCGCAGGGTTGGGTCTTGCCCATCCATCTTTGCACGGTTCTCTTGCAGAACGCGCATGCCGTCAGCAAGCTCACACTTGATGCGGTGGTTCCACTGCTCTTTCTTCTGTTTCATAGTTCCCCCAGGGTTGCTAGTCATTCACCATACATAGTGCTAGCAATTATTTTTATCAAGTGTAATTTTTTGCTAGCAAAGGTATTGCAAAGTTGCTAGCAATATTCTATATGTAATGTATAGACACAAACAAGGGGAATACGGACATGATCTTAAAGATGACAGCAATTCAGTTTGAAGGCGCAAACATCATTGTTGATTTTGGTGACGACTGCTACGCAGTCCAGCACTCAAACGGTAACGTAGGCATTTACGCAAAAGATGAAGATGAGTTGTTGCGCATTAGCGACCGATTGATCCGCAATCCCAACAAGTCTGGCGAACAAATCGCAAAAGAAATGTGGGGCAATTGATTGTGCTTGATTTCTTTATCTACAGTGGGATTGCAACTGGTTTGCTGTCCTGCCTCATTGCCTATGTAGCATTCAGGGGAATGGGGGCTTGGGCGGAAACAAGCATTGTATTCTTTATTGCCGCAATTCATGTCGCCATTATTATTGTTGGCGTAGACTTAATATAAAGGGAGAACCACATGACAATCGACGAAATCAAATCCGCAATTGCCAAAGAGACTAGTTTCATTGACAATAAATTAAAGGTCATTGACGAACTAAAAAAATACTATGGAGAAGGTGTCCGATCATCATCGGCCAGCGCCGACATAGGAATGGAAGCAGCCATGCTGCAAACCGCAATTGCAACCCGCAAAAATTTTGAGCAGTTACTGAAGGAGATGACAGATGAAAGCTGATTGGGAAGACTATGTAATTATTGTCAGCGCGTTTGTTCGCTGCAAACGTATGGATCGCAGGCATTGTATGGGGGTGGTGGTGAGCGAACTAACTCCTGCCGATCAGGCCATACTGCAATACCTGCGCACTCAAGTGGATCGCCTGCAAGACGAGCGGTATCGGCAGGACGCGAGGCCGAGCATTGTTAATGAGCTTCAGATTGCCCAGCGTGATCTGAAGAAATACACATCTGACCTTAGAAAAAAAGGATACAATATATAATGGTCAAAGTAGTAGACGTTGAAATAAACGTCATGTCATTTAAACGCGCATTTAATCGGGAACCCACTGAGGCAGAGGTGGGCGCCTTGATGAGGCTGAACGCCAAAAGAAACGAAAAGCAATGCGGTGGCAAGAATACAATTGAAAAGATCGACAGGCGCTTGGCGTCTGCATCCAAGGCTCGGGATTACATTAAGAGCCAGCCGCTCAAGCGCAACATTGTAGTCACCCGCACTGCTTGGTCTGTTAATTACCTGCTCAAGTTAGACTTGAACAAATCACAAATCATGGACGTTCTGCACATAAGTGAGATCGCTTATGATCGGGCCGTCAAGCAATACAATCTGCCGCGTGACGGGATTGAAAGAAGGTTTAAAAATGACAAGAGATGAAATACTGAAAGAAGCCGCGCGCATAATCAGCACCGAAAGGGCTGACGATTATGGGCCGGCAGATGAATCGTTCAAGCGCATTGCTCGGCTTTGGACATCTTATCTTGATGTGGCTGTTAGTCCTATGGATGTTGCCAACATGTATATACTGAGCAAGGTGCAGCGTACATTAACGTCACCAAGCAAAGATGATACATGGACAGATATTTGCGGTTATGCTGCATTGGCAGGGGAGATGATGACAAATGAAAAGTAAATTCACAGAACATGAGATCCACATAGCTGGCCTGGTAGGCGCCCTTGTAGGATTTGTTTCTGGAGCCGGCCTGATGGCGCTAGTCGCTATAATATTTTGAAGTCTTTAAAACTAAGTGTTTAAATTGGGTCAAATAAATACTTAGAGGTTTTTCCCCACGCGGGGGAAAACCCTCAAGGGGGGGCGAAAAGGAAGACCAAAACTTAAATTAATCGTGTGAGTAGATAATTATGAACAAATACACTTATGATGGCAATGTTCTTACAAAAGATATGAGGCTATCGCCAGAATGGTGGGACTTCTTTTTAAGAGAATGGAGGCGATCAACTAACTCTCCAAGCCTGCAATGTATATCTAATCTTTGTGGGAACATGGTTGGCTCAAGCCAGTGCGGTGTAGTATTAAGGAGAGGTTACACCGCATCATTCGACACAAGCATAACTGTAATAGAAATCGCCTTGGCAATTGGTTACATAAAATCACATGAAAGAAAGTTTTTATACAATGCAATGAAGCACCGGCTTTCAAAAAATAGACATAAGATAAAACCCTCAGACGAAGTGCGCAATAGGATTATGAAGATGGCAGATTAATCGTGTGGATGGCTTGATGGCGCTTATTGCAATTATATTCTAACAAAAACCCCCGCAACCAAAGTTGCGAGGGCTTTTGTAACTAACGACGAGTGGTGACCAAACCTCCCGCTATGAATAAAAAAATCTTACTTTGATTTCTAAATCATTGCAAGATAAAATATCGTGTGAGTGGCCGTTGATATTTAAAAGATTGGCGCTTTTTTGTAGCAACGTCACCGAGGTAAACAACCGCCCAATTGGGACAAAGCGATTTGTATTGTGATGATAGCCACTCACCAGAGACTTATAGCAGCGCACTAAATTGGTTCAACCTCTTTATGCGCTGCTTTTCTTTTTATTCATCATGGAAATTCGCTTGCCTTTTGCAACGGCTTCGCTCTTCGATGACGCGCCCCAGGCTTTCAAAGATTTAAGCAGCGGCGTGTCCGTGCCATCCTTGTTCTTTGTCGGCCCAGGCATCTTGCCCATGCGCTGCAAGAACGCTGCGCGGCGTCCGGAGTTGCCGGTTCTTTCTGGTGGCCGGCTCATGCTACGCAGTCCTGTTCATTATTGACTTCTTTTTCTTCGCGGTCTTCTCGCTGTCCTTGAAAGCCTGCGCTGTTGGTGCGCCTGGTGAACCAGGTTTGCGCATCTTCTCCCCAGATCCAGCGGCAATGCGCTTTTTCTTTTGTGAATGTTTGAGTACAAACCATCTTTAGCCATTTAACCATTCTCCTACGTTAAAGCCTGGGCAGGCTTTGCTTGCATAATCATTGTGACCCGAGACCGTTTCAATCTTTGGGTGCTTTTCTTTGTATTGTGCAATCAACTTCCGCAAAGCTTCGTCTTGCTCTGGGGTGAAGTTGTCTTCAAACTTGCCGTTGGCTATACCGCCGCGACCACCGACCAGACTTATTCCTATAGTTGTGGAGTTGCGGCCAGCAACATGCGCGCCTTTGCGATCATCTGATCGGCCATGCGCAACTGATCCATCACGATGCACAATGGCATGGTAGCCTATATCAGACCAGCCTCGTTCCTCAGTATGCCAGCGGCGGATCTCGGCAACAACATCTTCAGCCGACTTGCTCGCATACCACTTAGCGTTTGTTGCCGTGCAATGCACAACGATTTCATTTATTAGCCTCATTTTGTCAATCCTTGTTTCTTTTCATAGCTGCGCAGGCCACCAAGCCCAAGCATGCCCATCATAACAGTCATTAGGCTACCCATGTCAAATGATGGTAGCTCGGGAATTGCTACGCCAGCAACCGCAACACCGAAAACAATAAACGGCTGCAACACGAAATGGTATGCAAATGCAGCACCGCAAACCCATCCGATAAATGGACGCCACCCGCCCTTGAATACAGAACCGCTGGCCGCTTCAGCTTTGTTGACCTCAACCTGCGCAAGCATCGCTTCCTGCGCGTGCTTGTCGGCCATCGTTGTTAGGTCATGGGCCAACTGTGCCGCTTGATCTTTGTCTTGAATGAACTTGCCAGCAAGCTCAGTAGCTGGCCCTATAAGTGCGCTTAGTATACCCATTACTTTCGTCCCCATCCATGCTGTTGCGCCCATGAAAGCTCCGACTATGCCGGCGCCACTAATGTAGAATAGATTGCTAATATCACTTAAGTGCAGTGACCCGATCCAGAGGTATAAAGAACATTGTGACAGTAAACACCGCCATGCCTATCAGTGTCCACCGAGCCATGCGAAGCTGGGCAAGATGCTTACGCAGCGCATCCTCTGTCTCCCTGATCTCTTTGGCCTTTGCCATCTCAGAGTCAGAGACAACGCCATCGCCGTCCATATCATAGGCGTCATACTTCGACTGATCTTCCAACTTCTTTGCCGCCATCTTCTACACTCCTGGCATACGCTATAGCATAATGCTTGTGGTGAGTAATTATAACAACTTTTCCGTCTTTGTCATATACAACATAATTACCCTTCTTATTTTGGTATAACCTCAAAGCAGTACACCGTCGTTTGACTTGTCGTTATCAAGACTTTTGCATCTTCAAGAGCTTCTTTACACTCGTTTTCAGTAGTGAACTGATTGAGTTGATAATGCTCAATGTTGTTATTAATTACTTGGAACCAGATTAACACCCACATTACCACTTACCCTGATAGCGACCAAGATAATAAAAGCCTGTCACTATACCAGCCCCCGCAATGACAAATATAATTGCACCAAGGGTATAGTTGATAGCGTTGTCTATCATCTCTTGTTTTTTGTAAGCTTCTTCCCTGCGTATCTTACGCATCTCACCTTCTATAGCGAGAACCTCCTCCCACGCAGAGGGGCCATACGTCCATGAGATATGATCCTTAATCTCTTTACGCATAGCCTCCATCTTTTTTTTATGAGCAAAGATTTCAATAGCATTGGCGCTATTGTCAGACATCATCTTGTAGAACGGAGGGTTCTTTGTTTTGTCTTCAGCATACTGAAAATCAGAAAAAGCGGAGCCCCATTTAGCTAGGGTTCCGCTCATTTCTTGGATGTCTTTGCCTGCACTTATACCCTGCTTTAGAATATTAAATGCGCTAGTAGCTAGACCGACCGCTGTTACCGGGTCAATCATTTTGTCAGCCCATCTTAGTCAGCACGGCGACTAAGAGTGCAATGATAAAGCCTGTTGTGCCGATCATGATTGCTTCCATGCGCTTGACACGGCCAAACAGATCTTTGAATTGGATTCGCATTTCTGTTTGCATAGCAATCACTTCCTTTTCCAAGCCATCAATCCGCTCATGAGCCGAAGCCACTGTACGTTTATCCATCTTCTTCTTCCGTTATCTCCAGAGCCGTCTTCAGTCGTGCCATAAAGAACTCACGGCCACCCTGTAGCTGAGTCAAATTAAACTGGGCTGAACCAATCTTTTGATCCAGCGAACCAATGTGATTAATGCAGACCTTCGCCTCATCGGACAGTTGGTCTTCAGTGTACTCGATTTCGTCAATCGTAATGACCTTTTTGTCTTCAGTCATGTTGATCTCCTTTTAAGTTAAGTTAAGCAGCCCAAGGTGTTCCAGAGGCTTCGGTTGGATTTGCCATTGCGTCAATCTTGTCAGCAAGAGCAGCTTCAGTGTCAGCTTGTGATACGCTATCCCACACCCAGCCTTGAGCCATTGCTTCAGTAACGTCAGCATAAGCTACAAAGTCAGCGGAGGATGGGTCAGGGGTTAGCCCGACAGTACCATAAGATGACGCAGAGTTGTCACCGTCAATGCCTTCGCAGCGCCAGTGAATTACGTTAATACCGCCAGATGCAATGTCGTGTTCGCATGTGGCGATAGTCCAAGTGTAAGTTACGGCCATAGG